GGCCTTTGCGAGTGATAGGGGGGAGGGGGGGGGTGCCTCAAGTGGTGACAGCCGGTTTTTCAGCCCCTGTGACGGGACTAAAAGCCTTAGAATCAACACTTTAGCCCCCTCCGGGGTGCCCCATTTACCTTGGCTTTCGCTACCGGAAACAATAGATAAAGAATATCGCGAGAACAAAAAACGCCCACGATATCACATTTATCCACTCATCCGTTTCCTTTTGAGATGGTGTACGTTCATCTCTCTTATATCTCATGCGTTTACGCCCCTGCACTTATCTTGCATCATCCGATACGTCTTTAGCGCGATTGCCTTTTGAGATGGAGTGTAATTCTCCATCTCCTTCCATAAAGACGGAAGAAACTCGGCTAAAGACTGTTCTACGATATTCCTCACAATCGGAATCGTAAGATGATTTTGATTCATCCCTACGCATCTAAACACAGATGCATTTGAGAGTGTAGATGTTGAATTCATAATCCCATCTTTCGATGGAATTTTGAGAGTTCCCTTTTCTCCACTGCAGAGAGAGCTAAGAGAGGGCATATTAAAACCTCCTTTCCTTAGATTCATGGCTTGCCGCGTCTATCGCGCACCACGTCACATCCATCCAACCCATAACAGGCCGGATGGATGTAGCGTTTTGCGGATGCCGCTAGTTTGCGGCAACGGTTTCACCGCTCTTGAGGATACGCGTAAACTCCAAAACTCGCGCGTCCTCGCTCCCCTTGTCCAGTGATTTGATAACATGCTTTGCCAGCTCGCCCCACTTATCAGCGGGAACTACATCCCGCAGATTCACAATGCTCTTTCTCGCATATAGGCTATAGCTCTTGTCCTCATGGAACAACAAACGCGCGTTGGATGCCGCTGTAGCTTTCCATTCGATACCATGCGCGCGCCAGACACTTGCCACCATTTCCTTATCGGCCAATTCTTGCATTTTGGTGATAATGAAAAGCTCAGCGAGTGAGGCGCCCTTGTAAGTTGCCTCCATTGCGTTTAGCGCTTTCCCGTCATAGTTCGCAGAAAGCAGTGACTCAAGCGCGGCAAGCTGTTCCGCGCTAAACACGCGCATAAGACTGAATTCAGGGCGGCTAGGTGTAGCAGCGGCAGTAGCAGCGGCAGTAGCAACTTCTTCTGGAGTCATAGCTGGGATTGGGGATGCAGGTACCTTGATTACGTTTGCCATGATGCGATTCTCTCTTCTATCGACTTCCGCCGATGGGTTAGACGATTACAGGTTACTGTCCATCCGTATAGGGTAGGACGCGGATACGACTATGCATTTGGGCAGTTGCAGCCATAGGGAACCAATACTCGTTAGCTTTCCGACATAGCACTTTTGCCATGCATCCAGCGATTTTCGCATCCCCTTGCCTCACCGCATCCATCACCGTATCATGCAGCATCGCAAGCTTGAGCGGATGCGGGAACATATCTGCAATCGAGGTGTTGTATGGATCACGGTCAGTCTGTGCTGCGCGTATGTCACGAATGGCGGCCGCTCTATCGGCAGCCACTTGTCGCTTTGCGCTCAGTTCGGGTAGTTTCACTGGTAGTACCTCCTTGGACTCTACTAGTCCACCTATAAGATGTACCAGCGTCCTCAAACGATTCACCTTTTCTCACTTTCTTTTCACCGTACCATACTGCGGTACGCGCTCTTTATGCCAGGTATCACACAGTACTCCTATCTACATGAGTATAGCCTCAAATGGTCCTCACCCTCCTCCATACTCACATACTCATATGAGTACCCTTCAAAAAATCGAAAGCGTGAATTTTTTGCGGGGGGCTTCCCCACAAATTTTTTACCAAATTTACTCTTAATGGGTATTATATAATATGGGTAAAAATATATAATATTCGTAGTGGCTGTAGTGCGTAGCACAGGCGGGTCGCCTTTAGGTGTGCGATGTAGCTCATTTTTTGGCCTTCAAATAAGGGTGTACGCTCCTCCCAACCCCTTGCGGGCGCGGGCTTATAGCTGTACCCTATACATAGGAACTTCTATATCCCCATCTCCGCGAGGCGCTAGCAATGGATCAGCTTATACTTATCGACACTCTACAATCTCAAGCGCCCCCTCCTGCGCTGGCGGCCTCGCCGATGGGCGAAGCTCTTATCAAGCATCTTGCGCAATACCGAGATGTATTAAACATCCCCCGCACGGTGGCACCGACTCAGTCCCTAGTTCCTACAAAGGAGGATCTTTAAATTATGAGCACTCCTCCTGTTATAACTCCAGCCTTCCATTATGGAGGTTCTTTAACTCGTAAAGGGCGCCTTTCCTCTGCGCCTATGAAGGGGAAGAAATTCGCTGACATGGCGCGGCTGGAGAAACTTTGCCGCATAGATATGGCAATCGCAACTTCTGGTGTAGTGGTCCCCGATTCTGACATAGCTCTGATGCTAGGTCGTTCTGTGTACATCGTAAAGCGGCTCCGCCGCAAGGTAGAATACCTCCGCTTTCGTACTGCAATCCAAACAGGTGTAGCTCTTGAAACAGAGCTATCTGCTCAGCAAATGATTGAGTATAGAAAAGCACATTTTAAAAATATGCTCCCTGACGCATTACGCGTTATTGCAGATGAACTTACAAAACCTGCCGTCTCAATCGCAGAGCGAAAGCTCAAAGTAGAACTCGCGCGGGACGTAATCGACCGCGAAGGTTCCTTTCCGAAAATCTCTCGCACGGATTCGCATATTAAGATTGACCATAATTATGACGCTATTGACAGCGTCAGTAGCGAGTTGCGCGCGGCAATGGATGCGCCGGTACAAGACTCCGAACTCTCTACCAGTGGCTCATCCGCTTTAACTGCAAACCGCGCCTTCTCTAACAGCGAAACCTTAACCCACGATAAGCAAGCTGAGGCACTACTTCAGCTCGAAACTATGCATCCATCGTCTGATTTGGTTAACTAAGAGCGGCGGCTCACCGCCCCTACTCAATTCCGGAGTACCTAGTCTAATGCCCCCGCGCTCTTCCATCCCCGCTGACGCAGTAAAAAACCTCCGGCATATGCTGGGGGCGGCGGTGCATAAGATGGAACTCTCCGAAACTGGGGCGCTGCAAGTACCTCGTGAGGAAATCCTCAACTTCAAACTTATCCCTGCCGCTCTTCTAACAGGTGAATCAAAACGTCAGGCGCATCGGATTAACAGCCTCGTTGACTTATACTACTTCGCCACCGCAGCTCTCGGTAAAAACCGTCTCCAGCGTGGCGAAGATTTCCGGCGCAAGCTCCATTACCAGATGTGCCTCACTGTAATGAAAGATGGCCTCAAGGAAGTAATTGAAATCCCTCGTGACCATTTTAAATCTACAATCTACAGCGAGATTTTCCCAATCTGGCGCGCGCTCCCTTTCAATGCGCGCGAAGAGGATTTGTTCAGCTCCATCGGATACTCCGACCTTTTTATCGAGTGGATGCGGCGAACTCATTCCCAGGACATTCGCATACTCTTAGTATCGGAGACTATCAACAATGCTATCAAACTCGGAACACGTATTTCCAACCACTACCTCAACAACGGAGATTTCCGGGACTTATTCCCAGAAATACTCCCTTCGACAACAGAGACTTGGACTAAAGATTCTCTTCACCAACGTCGAACATCCAAAGGCATGGGTCAGGGCGAGGGGACTTTTGATTTCATTGGCGTTGGCGCTGCTCTGCAATCTCGCCACTATAATATGGTTGTTCAAGATGACCTAGTAGGTAAAGATGCCATACAAACTGACAGTGTCATGCAGAGCACAATCGAGTACCATCAATTGCTCGTTGGAGCTATGGACTCCGACCCAAACGACCCCAATAGAGATTTTGATGAAATTATTGTCGGAAATAGGTGGAGTCATAAAGACCTTAACTCCTATATCCGAGAATCAGAACCCAATTTTGGATTTACAACTCACAGTGCTCTCGGAGGGTGCTGTGCTCTCCACCCTTTCGGTGCCCCTATCTTCCCTGAGGAGTTTTCAATATCCAAACTCCTCGTGTTCAAACGAAGACTTGGAACATATTTTTTTACTTGTCAATTCCTAAACTCGCCTATAGACCCTTCTAAGGCGAAGTTTAATATGAGTGATTTTAGGTATTTTCATTTTGAGAATATCGGAGGGGCGTTGGCGATTCCGAAGGGGGGATTTACAAAGGCGGATACGAGAGCTAAAATCGAAATCGGCCAGCCCACACAGAATCGTACCGTTATCCGCCATCATGTAGCTCAAGGGGATGTGATAGATGATGTATATCCTCGCTACCTTGACCGCTACATGGTCGTTGACCCAAACCACGGCGGCCAGCACGCGAAGCTTGGAAACGGTAGATGCCGCCATGCTATAATCGTCAGCGGCGTATCTCGTGACCCGCGGAGAGTTTATCTCCTTGATATGTGGGCAGAGGCGTGCTCGATAGAAGAGTTTGTTATCACTCTCTTCAACAAAGCGGTAAAATGGAAACTAAATGCAATCCACGTCGAAGCAGTAGCGGCTCAAAAGTTCCTCTTATATCATCTTGAGTATTACATCACTCAACATAAGAAGGACAGGCCAGAGATTGCGCATATCAAAATTGTAGCTCTCAAAACTCCCCAAAGCTCTAACGCTAAAGCCGAGCGAATTGATTCCATGATTCCCATCGTAGAGCGCAATGAGGTCTGGGTTAATACGGCAGGGTCTTTAAAATTTATTGAGGAAGCGGAAGCATACGGACAGAAGAAAGGTCTTATCGACCTTCTTGATGTGTTCGGATATGGCCCTCAAGTGTGGAAATTCGATACTACTAGCGACGAGGAAATCGGAGAATTTCTGGCGAAACGCCTAAGTCGCTATAAGAGAGGAATCGCAGCAGTAGCATCGTAAGTGCTGCATCTTAAAACATGGACAGTGTTATTGTACGAATCCTCCTTGGATTTGCAGCAGCGCATCTTACAATTCTGCTTGCAGTGTCTAAACAAATCTGGGCTTACATTCAAAAGCAGTCTATCATCGAATATCAACATGAGCTAATGTGGGATATGTTCAAACGAGAACATTTAGATAAGGAGGAGTATTAAGTGGATTTTCTATCCAGCGCAACTGCTCAACACGTAATGATGGCGTATATCGCCTTCCAGCTTTACAGCGCAGTTATTTCCTCTCTCCCCGCGCCAGAATCCTATCCCCAAGGGGGTATCTGGTATAAGTCCTTATATAACTTTCTCACCGTACTTGCTGCGGATTTCAAATCTATGGCAACGAAAGATCCTAGATTTACCGGCAGCTCCACAATACTCACACAAGGCCCAGCTAGTTCTAGTGTCACAACTACTAGCGTCAGCGGGTCTTAACTCCAGCGCGATAGCGTCGGAAGGAGATTTAAAAACGATGGCATCTTTTACCTCAGTTCTTAGCAACATTGGACACGGCCTGAAGCTGTTTTTTACTGGCGCAGTAAAGGTAGCGCAGGTGGTAGAGCCAGAGGTTGACATTCTGTTTCCTGGAATTGCAGCCCTTTACAACACAACCGTAAACGCAGTCGCTGATGCCGAGACAAAAGCTATCGCGGCAGGCTCTCAAAACGGCACCGGCGCACAGAAGCTCGCGCTTGTAATATCTTCCATCAACACAGACTTCGCGGCGTATGCGAAGTCTCAGGGCATTGTATATGACCAGACTCACGTAACCGCGTGGGTTAATGCTGCCGTAGCGGGGCTTAATGCACTTCCCGCGCCGACTATTACACCTGGAGCGTAATATGCTGTCAGAACCGGCAGTACACTACGTTTCCGAATGTGAACCCTGCGGTCCCGGCTCAAGTATCTGGGATGCGGGTGATAGGTTTACAGCTTTCAGGTTAATCTATCGTTCTGCGAATACGGGATTCTACTTTCGTGTGCGCTCTGATTTCGCAGTCGAGAATGGGATGTCTAAGTACATCTTTCGATGGGAACCTAGGTACAGACTACGGAAGATGCAGAAACCGAAACAAAAGTGGAGCTAATCTAAAAATGCCATTCCCCGCCCCTAGTCACGTAAAAGACGCGTCCGAGTTCTCCGCAAAGGACTTAGAGAAGCTGGAAGAGTTTATTATAGATAATGTTAAATCTATAAACTCTAAACTCAGCTCCTTTCGCAGCTCTAAGCTGCCTGAGTATGTGCGTCTTTATAAAGGAACCCCAAAGTCCGAGGAAGCCAACTTCCCGTGGCCTGGGGCGGCGAATCTTATTATTCAGCTTATTGGTACTTTCTGCGATGAGTTATTAAGTCGTGTCATGGCAATCTATATGTACGACCCTTTATGGACCGTGCATACGAGTGGAGATACCTCCGAGCAAACAGGAGAGGAACTCCGTAAAATCCTCGAAAAGTTCCTAATGGACGAGGCGTATGACCCTGCATCCCTAGATATGTACCGAGTTGAGCAAGCGTTCTTCAACTCCGCGATTAAATATGGAACTGGAATTGTAGAATTTCCTTGGGAGTATGATGTAGAGCAAGAGTACAAACACCTCTCCGGGGGCGAGGATGAGGATTCGAAGGTAGAGTTTAAGTTCAATGATGTAGTAAAGCGCGATGGCCCTCACCCGCGCCTTGTGCCGTTAAATAAATTCGGCATCGACCCATCCATCCCAACACTTGCTGATGCGAGTTTCTTTTATACTGTAGAAACTCTCAGCTATTGGGATGTGGAGAATCTAAAAGATCGCTCTGCTCTTTATTCATCTGTGGATGAGGATATTCTTGACGAGCTTCTGCACTCTCCTGATAGGGATGGAGTAGATGAGATGCAGGAGGAAATCGACAGGGAGCTTTCTCTAGGCCAAGGGGAGGAGCACAAAGGAATGAAGCAGTATGATTTTTACAACTGCTACATTAAGTACTCCAAAGGCCGTAGAAAGTACAGCATCTTAGCGAAGTATAACCACAAGATTAAAAAGGTGCTTTTTAGTATCTTCAATTTCTACCCTAAGAACCTCTTCCCAGTAGAAGACGTAAAGCTCGCATACGACGACGAAAGTTACTTCGGTACGGGCTACGCGCAGATGCTTAAAACATACCAAAAGGAACTCTCGCAAAACTCTAACTGGCGCACTAACAATCGTAACTTCGCCATGATGGGCATTTTCCGCGTGGACCCAGGGTCTAAGTTGAGTTCGGTATTACAGATGTACCCCGGAGTTATGGTTCCGGCGAAGGATGGAGAGATTGAGCGGATTCAAGCAGGAGCGGATGTTGGAAATAACGACGCCTCAGACCAGTTTATAATGGCTTGTGCTAAAGAGCGCGCCGGTGTAGACCCTGCCATCGGGGGAACAGGTGGAGGTCTTGTCAACAACAAGCGCGGCATTTACAGCGCCTCTGGCACTTCGATGGTGCTCATCCAACAAAACAACCGCAATAACCTAAGAATGTCCGATATGCGAACTGCTCATACCCGTATAGCTATAAAGCTTATGGATATGTATGCAGCTTTTGGTATTGGGGATAAGTTGAGGAAATATGGCTCGCAATCTGAGACGCTTAAAGCGGCGTTCATGGCTTATCTTAATGCTACTCTTGGATTCAGACTTCGGCCAACTACTGCCTCGGCGAATAAAGAGTTGGATAGACAGAATGATATACTTCTTGCAGGGGCGCTAGAGCGTCACTATGCGGCCAGCGCGCAGATGATTCAGGCGCTATCGCAACCAGGGATGCCTCCAGCCCTTGCAAAGTATTACACCGACGTTTTAACTGCTGGAACTTCAATCTATCGTACCATCTGTGGGAACTTTAATCACCCGGATATGAATAAGCTAGTGCCTAAATACGAGGGCGCAGCGCCACAACAAGGGCCGCAGCAAGGTGCAGGAGTGCCAAATGGACAACCTGGGGGAGCTAATCCCCAACCTTCCGCTAATCCAGGACTTATACCGACTGGAGGAGTTCAAGGTTCTTCTGCGCCCGACACTATCATCATGAAACTCTTAAAGAACTATTACAGAGTCAGCATGATGATAGTGTCGGGCGCTCTGTAATGATTGCAAGGATTAACTTGCTAGGCTCTTTGATAGAACTTCCAAAGCTAGTACAACTCGTGGCCCAGGGTTTAAAAGACCGGGAATCGTTGTTAACGAAATTCAAATCGCAGATGGAGGATTAAGATGGCATTACCGTGGTGGAAATCTAAGAGCGAGGAGGGGGAGGAAAAGATTGAGTTGCCAAAGGAGATTCAAGAGCAGCTCAACCAGACAGCTTCCCTTAAAACAGAGGTTGCGGAGATGAAGACTAAGCTCGGCGCCTTGGATACAATCAGCGCGTGGATTGCAGAACAGCGCGAGGCAGCAAAGCCGAAGCCTACTGTTAAGACGCCGGAGCAAGAATCGGAAGAATCCGAGGAACTTGCAGCGCTCCTCCTAACCGACCCGCGCGCTGCACACGCTAGGCTCAACGCTACCACAAACGCATCCATCATGCAGCTTCGCGCAGATGTGATTCGTAGGGAAACGTTTGAGGATAATGCGGAGAAGTTCCCGTATTATACAGGAGAGATTAAGTCGGAGATTAACAAGCTTCTTGCAAAACAGCCACTTAGTTTCCAAAACAGTCCTGAAGCATTGGAGAATACTTACTACACCGTAGTAGGTAAAATGCAGAAGTCTATTTCGGAAGGTAAGATTAAGGACCGATTCGCTGCCGCATCCTCAAGTCGTACCGGCAAGACCGAAGAGGAGAACGGGCGCATTACTTTGGAGCCAAATGCGGATATTGAAAAAGCCGCAAAGATGCTCGGTATCACAATGAAAGACTACATCGAGATGCTTGAGAAAGATGCGGAGGCGTACATCTAATGTCTGAAACTAAAGTCCCAACAACCCCTATTGCGCCTCCGGTTACTACTACAGCAGTTTCAGAAGCTCGGCTTGTTGAGCTTCTGGAGCAGTTTCAGAAGCTGTCAGCAAAGGTTGATGCTAAAGTTGCCGCGCAGCCTACAGCTACCGCCGTGGCGAAAACCGAAATTGCTAAAGCGGCGGAAATTGATTGGTCACAGGTTAATGAGAATCAGGTCTTTGATTTAAGTTTCCAGATTCCTGTAATCGAGCATGAGCTTCCATCTTATATGGAAGTCCATCTTAAAGACCAGAACTACGTTGCTCGCTGGTGCAACCGCTCTCCTCGACGCCTGGGGCCGCTTATGGCATCTGGCTATGAGTTCGTAACTCCCGAACACTGGGATGAGTCTTTCCCACACATCCTCAACTTCGATGGCGAAGGTCATCTTATTATGGATGATGTGGTTCTTCTTCGTGTGCATAAGAGCCGTTACTTCAGCGCACTCCGTCGCACTCATATGAAGAGTTCACAACTCAATAATGTTATGGGTTGGGATAAAGTCAGGGGTCAAGTTAATCAAATGGTAGCTAACGACCCTCATTTGGAAGCTGCCATGAGAAACAAAGGCATGTCTTTCGTGGATGGCAACGTAGAGTCTAATATCGAAGAAGTTGTTAACATTTAGGTATTAACTCTCCTAACAATGCGGCGAAATACCGTAGGAAGGATTTTATAAATGGCAGGGCCAAACCTTACATATCACGGACCTATCATCAGCGTCCAGTCCTTGACGCAGAACACGCCCATGCAAAATGCTATTCTCGAAGCTGCCTCTCAGACGTTCTTTTTTGGAACTCCGGTGCAGCTTAACGCGGGTGGTTACGTACAAGCCTGGGATGGCGTTACGATTGCTGCTGGGATTTTGGGCATTGCAGATTCCTTCGGGCTTAACTTAACGACGAATGGTGCAGGATTCCCGACTGCCGCTTTCGCTCCCGTTAACGGCTCGATTGCGATTCAGACTTATGGCTTCGTTCCTAACCAAGCGTTGGGGGTTAATACTGCAATTGGCACCCCGGTTTCTGAGGGGCGCACTAATTTCGTATACGCCAACGACGATAACTACTTCCTGGGGATGTTCGATAACAGCGCGGGCAACGTTGCGGCTGACTGGACTCCTACGCAGGCCACGGTAAATGCTCAGTACGGACTTACCAAAGACACCTTCGGCATGTGGTACATCGACAAGAACAAAACTGGTGCCTCGGCTTGTGTTCAGGTGGTCCAGATTTACCCTCAAGATGGCCTTATCGCTAACGCGAGACTTATTTTTAAGTTCCTCGCCGCTAGCTGCCAGCTCAACGCTTAATCTAACCAGGAAGGAGGTTCTACCTAAATGGCACAAGTTAGGGCAAAGTTTTCGCAACTCATGCAGCCGGGTATGTCTAAGATTTGGTTTGATGCGATTGAGTTTCAGCTCAAGTCTTCCGATTATCCAAAGGTGTTCCACGAAGAGTCCAGCACTCGCCAGTATGAAGAAGAGATGGAAATGGCGGGGATTTCGGTTCTTCAGGAAAAGCCTGAAAATGCTCCCACGATGATGCAGGAGATGATTCAGGGTGGTTCGAAGCGTTTTTACCATCTGACATACAGCGCCGGAATCCGTACCTCAAAAGAGCTTATGGATGACGACCAGTATGGGCTGGTAAAGAAGGGGCCGCAGCTTCTCGCTCGGTCTGCTGCATTTACGCAAGAAATCATCGCGTGGAATGTATTCAATCTCGGATTTACCTCCGCGATTACCACTACGGATGGGTTATCCCTGTTTAACAACCAGCATCCTCTTCTCGGTGGCGCCGCTGCAACAGCTCTCGCCCCCGGTGCAGCTAACGTCATTTCTCTCGCAGGTACCTGGCCTAATCGACCTTCCACGGATATTGATTTCAGCGTTGCTGGACTACAGCTCGCTACGAATCATGCCGCGCGCATGGTTGACAATCAGGGATTTCCCATTCGCTTGCGCTGGAAGTATCTGATTACTCCTCCTGAACTTCGGTTCCTGGTGCGGGAAGTCCTCGGTTCTACCGGCAAGCCCTACACCTCTGACAACACCATCAACTCTCTCCTTCCCGAAGACTACAAGCATATGGAAGTGCCGTGGCTTAACGCTGCCGCTTCCTGGTATATGGCCGCCGAGAAGGAAGACCACACGCTGCGGGTATATCACCGCGAGAAGCCTAAGACGAACTTCGATGATGAATTCCTCACGGATGCACTCATTCAGAAGACGCGTTTCAGGATGAGCGCGGGTGCTACTCGCTGGCAGGGAGTTTGGGGAACGCAGGGACCGTAAACAAGAATCTCACTGGAGCTATCTCAAATGCCTCGTAACAGCATCCAACATACCTATCTAACCGGCACATGGAAACTGTGCTCTCGCTGTGACACACGCCAAAAAGTCAACGAAATGCAGTGGCAGCGTGGGTTGTTGTTATGTAAGGATTGTTTGGATACGGGGGTTTTTCCACTCATAGGCCAGCGCGATATCGCTATCGCAGAGGTTTTAGGAGACGGAAAAGAAGAGTTAGCTCCAGTTGAGAAACTTAGAGACCCTCAAAACTACGAAGAGGAAGAGGATTTCCTTATCTAACATCCAGTGCTTCGGGCACTAGAGGGAGTTTAATATGGGATTTACTGAAGGGCGCTGGGAACAGGGAAGCCCCTCTACAGATTTACAAGTTTTCGCAGGTGCAGACCAGTTTACGGACTTTGCGGCAGTATCCACTCTCCCCGCAGCTCCTGCCGCTGGCCTTATCTACAAGGTAGTTCCGGCAGCAACGGCAGCGAAGTTTTTTATCACTCCAGAGCCACTGCTTCTTCGCGCCGGGCAGTATGCAACCGCGGCGTACAATCAACAGCAGTTCGGAACGGCAGCCGCCGTACCTGGACCTTCTGGCGTAGCTAACACCTCTGACCCCCTTGCTTTACCTGCTGGATTTCCTCCTATTGCAGCGGCAAATTTAACCACAATATCTGGGTCTATTACTGGGACGGGTACTGGCATCTTGCGCGGGCCTCTCCCTAAAGGCGTCCAGATTAACTCAATCGACATTATCTATCAGGTCTTAACTGTCGCTGCCTCCGCAGCCACGACAGGACTTACCAAGACGGCTTTTGCGAATCTTGTAGCACCTGTTGTTACCAATATCATCGCGCTGGGCGCAAACGGCCTTCCTACTGCAATCGGCGCGCAGCCTCAAGTTACAAACGTGGCTGTTGCAGCTCCTGCAATGATTGTACCTTCTGCGGACTCACAGATTGTGCTTAACGTGAATTTAACATCGGGCGCGGGCGGCACTGTAAACTTCTACGGCGCAGTGCTCAAGTGCTCGTACAACTTTAACTAAGAAAGGGGCTATAAAATGGCAAATGATTTCACCGGACGCATCTGGAGAATCACTGCCGCTGGTACAGCTCCTTTTGGAAATGTAAAGATTAAAGGGGGCGTTTGGAGTGGCATGACTGCTGCGGGCCAGACGTTTCAGATAATTGATGCAGCGGGGCGTACTTACACGTTAACCTCAACTGCCGCTAATGGGTACGAGTCTTTATATGAGATGGGGTGGCTTAGCGGCCCCGTTTCCTTTGGCGGTACTTTCACAGGTGAAATTGATTTATACCTCGGAACGAAATAACATCTCAGGGAGCGGCTTATGGGTCATGTTATCACTACTGAGCAGGATAATGGGCAGATGCTCGTTGAGATTACGTATGGTGGTGCAGAGGCTCCCTTTGGGGGGATTGACTCCTCTGCGCCTCCGGCGTACATAGACCCTAAATGCTTCGCGGCGTGCGATGGGTTTTTGGTTTTAGATGACAAACTTGTTGCGGCATCTTTTGAGCCTGCTGCTATGCCACCGTTGTTTAATGCGGTAGCGGGGGTTTCGTTATTAGGATTTGGGACATTCTTTACGCCGTTATACGGGCAACTAAATTATGCATTAGGGGTTATTATAGCTCCATACGCCGCTGATGCGGGCGCGGGTATGCCTGCAGGGGTTACGTATACTTTTTACATCACATCGTGGAATCCCTCTAATGTCGCATTATACAACACGGACGTGCTCCCAATTGCCCTTAGCGCATCCTTCCAGGCGGGGATTCCGGCATCGCTTACGCTTGACATTTTAACTGGGGGCGGGGTGTTTAATACCACCGCTACTGGTGGAACAGGCACTGTTACTGCGGTCGGGGGCGGGGGGGCGCTTATAAATGGCGGATTTACTGTTACAGGTGGCACGGGATACCAGCTGGGCCAGCTCTTAATTCCAACTCAAGGTGTAGCCAGCACTCAGATTCAAGTTACTGGCATTACCTCTGGTGGGGCGCTCTTAACTGCGATAGTCGTAGGAAGCGGTGGCATAGGATTTGTAGCTGGGGCGTTTACGGCTATTTCCAACTCCTTTGGATTGAGTTCGCTAACACTTAGCTTTCCCACACTCCCTGGCGCGCCAACCCTGAGCGTGGGGGACCAGCCTACCGTGGGTGCGACTGCTACTGCTCTGGCTTCGGAAATAAGTACCAGTCCAGTTCTAAATCCCTATGTAACTGCTGCCGTAAGCGCGGATGGCACGCAGGTCATTATAACCGCAGTCTCCACAGGAACTGCTGGAAATGCGATTGAGGTAGTAGATGTTTCAAGGACGGAACTAGGGCTAGGTGGTTTATATCCTGTGGCTTTCTACACCAGTGCGCATAATGGACGCTATCTCCAGGGAGGGAAACCTTTTACAACTGTAAATCCCCCAACCACTATAAGCGGCAAAGCTTCTATCGTAGACATTGGCGGCACCCTCTACATTGGGAATGTAGGTCCCTTCATCCTGCAATATAGCGGCCCTGGGACATTTACAACTAATACAATGTATAACGGAGTTAACGTACTTCGTAAGTTTAATGGCTCTTTAGTAGGCTTAGGGGTTAATCCACAGATTAACCAAGTCTACCAGAATCAAGATATGATTTTCCTTTGGAGTGCGGCGACAAAGTTGAGCACATGGGCGCCGCTTAATGGTGCGGGTCTTGTAACAGGGGCAGGGTTTACACAACTAGGAGACATTGGGGATGCCTTAACAGGACTCCTTGTCTCTAACAACACTGCTTTTATTCTTCGTCAGCAGGGGATTACCTACTGCACGCCACTGCAAAATGGCATCGCGCCATATGATTTCGCGCACATCTCTCTTGCAGGCAGGGGAGAGGGATGCCAACTCCCGCAACTTAGCTGTCAATATGACATGATGGGAGTTTACGTAGGGAATTCAAACATCTATGGGCTGTCAAATAGCCCATCTCCTATAGGAGAAAAAGTAAAGAACGCCTTCTGGGCGTTTCTTGCTACGTTGCCCGACCCGATGCCTACCTCTCTCGCAACAGCTTACCTCTACTTCATGGACAGCGCGGCTTTGGCGATATATGCAGGCTCTACAATGTGCCCGCACTTTGCATTTTTACTGGGGAATGTTTTATACATCTACAACGGAACAGATGGCGCGTGGATGCAGCTAGGGATGGCGTTTGGGCCTCCTCTCGGAGCTTCATCCCAAGCTATTTGGATGTTGGGAGTAGTATCAAACAGCTCCCTCCTAAGTACAAACCAAGCTTTTAGTCAGGGGTCTTTGGGACTTTTAACTGAAGTAATCACTTCCGGCAATTACAGTTACCACCTTTATACCCTTCAAGACGCCCTAACGACAAACGCAGGATATAGTAATCCGCAAACCGTAACTTTTCCGCAGGAAGAGATTTTATTTGGGCGGGATGTTACGATTGATGGGTTTTATATCTCTCTTTTTTACTGGACTAATGCGCCAGGCTTAACTTTGACTTTCAATCTAAACGGAGTCGCAGTAGCAACTCTAACGCTCCCTCCTAGCGCAGGACCGCTGCCGCTTGTGCCAACTTTATACCAAGTCCAGTGCGCGAATGTAACTGCAAAATCTCCTCAGCTTACCATTAACGTAAGCGAACTTGGCATTCTTTATCAAGGGCAACTCCAAATTGCTAAATGCACCATGTTTGCAACCATCGACCCGAAACAGAGGCCCATTTAATGAAAAGCGTAAATCCTACAAACATGGCTATGGGGCTGCCGAGACAGCAGCTCCAATGGGCACAATCAGTGCATCAGTCCTTAAACGGCGGGATTGATATGGGAGTCCCGCAGACTACAAACTCTAGCGGGTTTTATAACACCTTTGAAAAAGGAAACAGCGATGGCGTCTTAGTGTGTATCGGGCCTTCTGGTGGCTCGGAGCAATATAACTGGACAACCGCCGGTACTCCAATTGTCATCAGCCACGGCCTCATCGACGCACAACGCAATCCGCGCCAGCCTATCGGTTTTAAGATTGTAGATTCCCGCTGGGATGGCACAGGCCCATCTCCTATGTTATACCAGCACCCTAGCACTCCGCCAACCACTACCACCATCTCTATCGCCCCTACAAATGCTGGCGTTGGACATACGATTTATATCTTCTAAGGAGTCCATATGAGCTTCGCAATATCAGTCCTCTCCACGGGAGCTGTGGCACTCCTTAATGGGCGGCAGCCGGCGGCGTGGAATAACACCCTTGCAGAATACGCTAGGAAGAGCGTTCTTGAACTCAGCGAGAACTATAAATTCCCTGGCCTGCAAGTTACCGGCCCGGTGGTGCAGCTTATACCGCTTCAAGCAGTATATGCTCCCTCCTTCTTCCTCCAAGTAGCAGATGCGGCTTTAGAAGTAAACAAGGTGAATTCCTTCTTTATCTACAACACCCCCTATGCCGCGCTCTCCTCAAGCAGTAGTTCTAACAGTGGCTATGACCTTAAGTTCAGAACCATCAACACAATCGAGGTACTCATAAATGTCCCAGGGACGCCGCTTTATTGGACTAGGCACGAAGGTGACATATGGCTCGCTTCTGTTCCTGACTCGGCGTATTATATCTATATGCGCTACCAGAAGGAGAATCCGTTTCCTAATCAAGGCGCGATACCTGCGATAGCAAATGCAGACTTAATCTACTTCCCTAATTCATGGCAAGATATACTCGAATACTCCATTGCGATGCGAGCTGCGCGCGATTTAAACCTCGCCACAAAAGCTAATGAACTCTTTACCGCTTTATACGGAGATGCCAAATTCCAAACCTCTGGCGGTATCGAAGGCTCTCCGGGCTTAATCTTCCAATGTACCTCTCAAGAAAATCGAGACCAGTCAACATCAATGAAATCTATGCGTATTAAAATGGGGAGGCAGTAAATGGGAACTGTTCCACTTCCACAGGCGACAGCCACTAGCGGGGCGCAGCCTATAGCTGGAGGAGTTAAAGCCACTGGCGCCCCTGCCACACCCGGTATTCCAGGAGCGTTTAACACCCCGCAAGGTGCAGCTGCCTCTAATCCTATGGTTCCCCCGACTGCTGCAGGAGCTTCTGCAGCTACAGTTCCGGGCGTAGCCACGGACCCTAATGCGGCGAATTTATCAAAGCAAGAGATTGATATGTTCGGCAAAGGAGTGGGCGGCGAGATGAGCAACCTAATTGGGAATATCAGTGGGGTTAATTCTCAATCCATCGCAGACTACACCGCCTCTCTTCAACCTGCTATGGCGACTGCTACGGCTAACCTTGGTACTAATCTGGCCGCAGAGGGGGTTAGCGGTAATTCCTCCGTAGCAGCACTTGGCCAGGCTAATCTTGGCGCTCAGGAAACGGCTGCTATTGCAGGTGAAACTGCGCAGCTTCAGCAAAGCGGACAGCAACTTGAAGGCTCCTTATTAAGCGGCGAAGAGCAATCTGCTGCACAGGAAGTCGCTTCTAGTGGTTGGAATGTCTTCGGACAAGTCCTTGGCGCGATTGGCTCGGATGCGGGTTCGATTATAGGTGGGGTTGGTAAAGTAATGAGTGCGGGAGGTGCATAAATGAGCGACACTCAAGGTATTTCAAGTCCGGGGCCTTATCAAAGTGCCGTGCCTAGTACTGGTGGCGCTACAGTCCCTTTTTCGATAGAGGCACCACAGACTCAAGTCACGAATAACTTCTCTGGGGAATTTGTACAGCCTTTCTCCCCCGCTGAAATGCAAGGCGCAATTAAAGAGGCTACAATTCCTGTATTAGGTGGTCACTCTCAAACAGTTCCCTCCAGCCTCCAACACCAGCCGCCCGCACAAGCTGGACAAGCAGCAATGGACTACAGGCCAGTTGTAGGCAAGGGCAATGCTCGTGCGCAGGGCATTGGTAATGCAATTACTGGCGCGCTAAATGCTGTCAGTAGTATCGTAACTGCTGAAGGAAATAAGAAGCAAGCCAAGGTAGCAGATGCGGCGGGGATTGTGTTCGAGGCGCAGAAGAACATTGATGAGGCAACAGCGCAGCTAAAAATCGACCCAAACAACCAAGCCGCTAAGGACACCATCGCGCAAAATCAAGCTCGTATGCAACACCTTGACCCTAAGATGCAGAAAGCTATCTTAAAAGGGCTGCAGGTGGATTATACCGACCCTCAGAAGAATAAAACTTCTGACCACTTAGCTGTTGCAAAGGCGAAGGAGGATTTTCAGAAGAAGTTTGCGGATAGAGTTGCGAGTGGGATGCCACAAGGCATGGCCCCTAATCAGCAGGCGATTGCTAAAGTGCAGTATATGCAGCAGGCGAATCAGCAGGCTGCGAAGTTGCAGCAATCAATCCGTCCTGCGCTTATCCGCGCCTCTGCACAAGACCGCACGAACCTTAGTAGGCATTTTACAGAGGTAATGAAACAGCAGGCAGAAGATGCAAGACAAGATGCAAAGACCCGAGAGGACGAGGCGTTTAGGATGAGGGTTTTGAATAAGGAACAGCAAAATGCTATCCGCCGCATCCATGAGGAAACCGCCCAAGCAGGCGCAAGGGAGCAGGGTAGGCTAGATGCTCTCAAAAATGACCCTAATGCAGTTGTGAAGCTATTAGGAGACAGCGACCGAGAGTGGGCGGCGCGCATTACCTCAGCTCAAAACACCGTAGCTAATTATGATGCCCAGATTGCGACTCTAAGAGCTAATCCAACCACTGCAAGTAGCCCTATGATAGAGCAGCTAACCACTGCTAAAGAGCTTGCTGAGGGTAACCTGAAGTCTATAAATAGAAAGTCCGAATGGCATCATAACTACTGGTCTGGGCAAGTAGCTGCAACTGGCACGAAAATACAGGAGGAATCTAATGGACCCGCAAACCCCGGAGCAAACAACGGTGCCGCTGCCGCAAACACAGTCAACAAAGCCAACGCAGCAGCCTATCTTATCAAAAGCCCCCGCGCCGGCGAAGACGGAGAAGAAGACCAGTAAAACTCCTGCTCAAGCTCCCGCTACCCACGAGAGTCTGCGGCAGGCTTATGCTGCGAGGGTTTCAGATATCCTCAACCAACGTTCTGCCCAAAAGGCGGATGAGGAGGAGAACGCGCGAAAGTACAGTTCTATTAGTAGCTACGACACTGCGACTACGATTGAAGCACTCAAAGATGTAAATCTTGACCCAGCTAAGCTAAAAAACCGCGCGGACGCTATCGCTGCGACTCTTAATCGCTGGAAGACTGTTGCAGCTTCTGCCTCTGGCTATACTCCGAAGCAGCGCCAACAAGTTGCGGCTAACTACTACGACTCAGAAGTCGCTCCTTATTATAAGGAGCTAGGCATTGCATCTTCGATGCCTAAAGAGTTATGGCTGAAGGAAGCTTATGAAGAAAAAGGTGCGCTTAATTTTAAGGTGGAGAATTTCTACCACAGCCAGCCCGTCACCGGACTCTTCCGTGGCCTTAGTTCTACGTTTCAGCAACTTGAGGCACTAGGCGGCACGACGCTTAATATGCTTGGCATGGCTGTGCATAATATCGGGGAAGTTCCTCGTACAGTTGCAATTAAAGCTACGGAGGATTTTCCTGCCTCTATCGATGCGTATAAGGGAATCGCGCAGTGGCATGATAAGCTCCTGAATCAACAGCACGCTGATAATCAAAAATGGGAGAACAAAGGGTTCTTCGACAGGGCGCAGGCGATTACGGAGTCGTATGCTAAAACAGATAAAAGCTGGGGTGGTGTGGAGAACCCCATGCAGACTCTCGCGCATGATACGAAGTTATTAGGACACTTCGCTGACCAAGATGAATTTTGGGCACACGTGATTCCGTCCCGAGGATTTATAGATACAGCTACCTCAATGGCTACAGAATTCGTAGCTACGTTGCCGTTATTCGGCGCGATTAAAGAGGGAAACGCTCTTGTAGCAAAGGCGCTGGGGAGGATGCTGCCCGAAGGAGCACAGAACTTAACTGCTTTTCTAAGCGCCACAGCTAAAGGCCGGCGCGTCATGCAGGCTCTCGTAGGTGGCGGCGAGGGATTAGCCTACGGCCTTTTAACACGTCCCAACACTGATAAATCAAACGCCTGGAAAGATGCAGCTACTTTTGCTGTAATGGGCGCGGCGTTTAGTCATGGTGGGGAGTCCAAGACTTTAGAAGACGTACTCACAAAGAAAGCCGCAAGTGGTGACGCTGAAGCTGTTGCCGAGCTTAAAGCTCATCAAGATGAAAAACTAAACGCAGAGCTTTCTGTGGAGAAGAACCAACACCTTGCTACTCCAGAAGAGAGGCGTGCGCAGTATGTGGAGGAGCACGCTAATAATATCAGCGTCATGGGTACGAAGGGGCAGCTTGATTTATATTCTCGCGCCAAGGCTATGATTCGCATGGAAGAGCGGATGGGAATGACGGCGGAGGAAAGACAATCTCAACACGCTAATATGCTGGATAAGGATAAAGCTAGTGCCTCGCCATTACTTAGCGCGCGAGCCTTCGTTATGGACGTGTTGAATGGGCGCAAAATAACAGAACTAAAGCCTGAGGAGATAGAAGACCTTCGGGATAATATCTCTAGACTCGTATCTGAATCCGAAGAGCATCTTAACCGAAAAGCCAAACTCGTAACAGAAGCGAACGCCACAAACGCAACCCTCAACACCGCAACTCCGGGCGGGAAAATCTCTATGGCGAGGTATGTAGAAAAAGCGCAGCGTGAAGCCGCAGAGACTGGAGCTAAGGTTCCTCCCGAGCAGATACAAGCGCGCGCAACTGAACTTTTTAAGGCAGCCCAAGCTAAAGCAGCCGCGGTAGCTGAGAAAAAGCGCGCAGCAGACCCTCACGAAGAAGCTATGGAGGCTGCGGACACTAGGAGCGAAGCTCAAGAGAGTAACAAAAAAGCCGCTGCGGAAGGGCGAAAGAGCGGGCAAGAAACTAAAAAACCCTCGAAATCTGTTACAAGGCGTCCAGAAGCAACGGACTTTGGGCTTCCTGCAAACGCTAGTGCTTCACATAATACGCAGCACATTGTCTACCTTCGCGCTGCTTCTCCTACGCTAAAGCCCGGAGAACTCAAAGCCTTTTATGATGGAATGGCGCCTGAGGATTTTGAGAAGGAATTAGAAGAGTACTTCTACCCCAAGGACTTAAAAGACGCTGGAGTATACTTCGAGCACGAGCATACGAAGCTAGAGGGAAAGCAAAATCCTAACTTTCTGGCTTTTATGTACAACTTCAAAGACCAAATGCCGAAAGAGACAGCCGAGCACTTATCCCAAGAGCTTGAGGACTCTCTAAAATTCGAAAAGCACTTTAAAGGCTTCCGAATTACAGAACCTCAAAAGTGGCACTATGCGTTGCAGATGTATAATCACACGCAGACTTTTGTACGTAGCGCGGAGTTCGCAGGAGGCGAGAGGAATATCTTCCGAAGCACTCAGAGTGACCTGCTTCATCCTACAGCCTATCAGCATGAGCTTGTAGATACCATGCACGCACAGAATGAAAGACTTATTAAAAAGATGTTCAACAGCGATAACAAAGCGCAGAAGGCTGCTCTTGCGGCGTATGGGCAGGTTAAAGGGGCAGTAAACAATGCACTCAAAATGGCCCCTGATGTACGAAGCGCGATACACTATCGCGCGAAGCTCTACGGCGTTTCCGACACAATGGCAGACATCCAAGCTACCGCACAGCGCGAAGTTACAATTCCGAACTGGAGGTTTTAAATGCCGGATTGGGGAGTGGTTGGAGATTATGTATCTAAGGGCTTAGACAAGCTTACAGATTCCTCTGTAGGTAGGACTGCGATTGATTTTATCGGCTCGAAGAATATGGAGCTACGGCGGAGCGCACAAGGGTTAGAGGTCGGGAAGTTATTAGGGACTTTTCGTTCTGAGTACGCCTCAAAACTTGCAGAACTCAACACGCCGCATGAAACCTTGACAAGAGGAATCGTAAAAGACCCCTCTTTAAGAGGAAAAATTGATTTAGCTTCTACACCTTTAGCCAAGGTAACAGATACGTTAAGGGCTGCGAATCACCCTCTAACTCCTGTATCAGAGGCGCTTGAAAAACAAACCGCGGATAACTATACCAAGAGCCTCAAAGAAATCCAAGGCGTGAACTTAGGCGAGGCGCGAGTCCATGCCCTGCACCAAAGTCTCGGTCAGAACATGAAGAATCTCGTCCCTCTAATCATAGAACTTCAAGACCATCCAGACCCTCGGATGGATGTTCACGCGCAGAGGCTTTTAGATATAATCTCCAACGAACTTAAAGACACCACGCGTAAGTTTGGCGCGCAAGGAGGGTCTTCGGAAGTTTCTTCTGTTAAGGATAAAGTCGCAGCAGCTCTAACCAAAGTAAATAAGTTTAGGGACGCGGCTAATAAAATGGGCGATAGGGTGCCCTCTCTAAAACCTGAAAAGATTGATACGAACCCTACTTATAAAAGCGCCGGTCCTGTAGAAAAAGCCGTTTCTGGATGGATTCGCATGGTGCAGGTTCCACTCGTTGCGATTCCTCATATCGGAACCACTTTCAATCTAGGCTCCGCGCCTTTGAAGAGCTTAGGCAAAGCCTTACTAAGCGGCAGCGATAAACAAGTCAACGATACAATTAGAGCTTCCGGCGTGCTTGCAGCTACCATGCAAGATATGCTTCATTCCTTTGTAGAAGGAAGAACCGGAATCGTATCCAAATCCCCTTTCCTCGGACCTACTGCGGGGCATCTTCTATATTCAGGTACGCACACCCCTGGCTTTTCCTATCTTCGTCAAAAGCAATTATGGCTCGCAGGCGCAGTTGGATACCACTCCGTAGCCGATTGGGCGGTACAGGCTGTTAACGGCGACAAGCGAGCTATTGCAGAACTCACCGAGATGGGGCTTGATGTTAAGTCTATTGTGCAGCGAGGAGGGCAACTAACTCCTAAAGAACTTCAAACAGGAATCTTCCACTTTACTAATAATCGTTTCTTCATCAACCGCACTATAGATTCTTCGCTAATGGCTAACTCAAACGTCTATATGCGGTCTGCGACGATGTATCATTCGTTTTTAAATGCTCAAGTCTCTTTTATGCATCGAGAACTTACGAAGATGATGAAAGCGGGAGATGTAATGGGCATCGCGCAGTTTGCAGGGTCGTTGGGGATTTTGTTTCCTTCAATTGCCCCAATGCTTACGAGTCTAGAGATTTTAGGTCGCACGGGTTCTACAGCTCAAGCAGGAGCATCGCTTAAAAAAGACTATGGGCGCTTGGCTGGGGATGAGGGGATAGGTAGTGCGGTGGCAGAGTATCTTCAGCTCCTCTCTCATGTTGGAGGTATGGGAGTTTATACCAACTACCTCAACGCAGCTTCTAGTCACCGATTACAAGCCGCGCTGTTAGGACCACTGCTTTCTACGCCTGCTACCCTTGTAGAAGACTCCACCTTAGCAGGCTATGAGAAAATCACCAAAGGCAAAGCTAACCTAAAGCCTGTGGAACGAGATATAACACAAGACGCTCTCCCCGTAATCGGCAAGCCGCTAAGCCACTGGCTTGCTCCAACTACAAAAGAAGAACCCAAAGTAAAGCTCCCGCGCAGGGGGAGAAGGAGATTTTAAATGAGTGGTCAAAGTGCCCATTTAAGTATTAGCGAAGCTAAAGCTATGATGAAGCGAACAGAAGCTTCCCATAGCAAAGACCAAAACCACACCGGCCCGAAGAATTCGAGTGCGGATTTACACACACTCAAAAAGACCAACGACAAACACCAAGGGAAGTAGTAACAAGGAAGGTGATAGTATGAGAATCGCAATGTCTTCATACACCGCAATGGGAGCGTGGTGGGTCTTACGCCTCATGGCAGAGGGTCACAAAGTTGACTACTATCTTTCCGATGCGAAGTATGTAGATGTGCTTGGGGGGCTTATACCACCCCCCAAGCTGCTATCACTTGATCATCGTAGAAACGATGCGGGGCATCCTTTATATAAAGGATATGATTTATCACTTTTTGATTTAACAGGGCGCGCGAAGCAAGCGGATAAAAGCGCAGCCGAAGCCCCTACTCTCGGAGACGGCAGCTTCGAGCATATGCTTGAGGATGATAGGGAGTTTGGAATTAAAATGATGGAAGAGTGTGGGATTAACGTCCCGGCTTATACACGATTTGATAACCCATCTCAAGCGAAACCCTTTATTAAGAAGACTGATAAGAGGTATGTTTTTAAGCCTTTTACTCAAGGAGGAACGACTCAGGATACAGCTACGACTTATGTAGCTAAGGATGCGAAGGATTTATTAGAGTTCATCGACACGTTATGGGCTTCCGCTAAGGGCGCGCCATTTATCCTTCAGGAGTTTGAAACAGGAACCGAGATAGGAACAGAGGCTTTTTTCAATGGAGAAGACTTCTACCTCCTCAGTGGCACTCTTGAAGAAAAGAAATTCATGAACGATAACAAAGGCCCCAACACTGGATGCAGTGGTAACTTAATCTTCGCCATGCATGATGAGATGAAAATCTTCAAAGAGGGGTTATTAAAAGCCAAGCCCATGCTCCAAGCCTATGGCTTTAGAGGAATCCTTGACCTTAATACAATTGTTACAGACACTAAAGTATATGGCCTAGAGTGGACTCCGCGATTTGGATACCTCTGCTGTCCAACGATTGCGACAATGTATGGGGATGGGTATGGGGAATTACTTGGCGACATTGCCAGTGGAAAAAGCCCCCAAATCAAGTGGTCCCATCGATACGGTGCGGCCACCACCCTTACCATCCCTCCTTATCCTTCTGAAATTCGATTGGGAAAAGCGAAAGGGGTTCCTATTGGGGGAATCGACCCTGAGGATATCGAAACGTTAAAAGAGACGTACCTCTTCGACGCGATGATTGAGAAAAAGAAACTCGTAACAAGCGGGAACTATGGCTACATTGGGGCGGTTTTGAGTGGCTCGGATTCTATCGGTGGCGCGTTCCTTAAAAACGAGGCCGCTATTAAGAAGATAGATATTCCGAACTGCCAGTACCGAACAGATATGCAGAAAACAACAGAGAAAAAGTACAACACTCTCCTAGACGAAGGGTGGATTTAAAATGCGCAAAGTGTACCATTCGAGCTTCATCATCGAAATGATGATGATTGAATTGGGGTTGGACAACTTTTATAACTAACAGGGAGATTTGAGATGAAGCGTGTAATCCTGTGGTTCTACGGGCTGCTTCTATTTGGGGGCAGCCTTTCCTTTGCGCAGACTACTGCGTTAACCGCCACGGTAGTGGATAGTGATGGAACTACATGGGCGAGTGGCACTTGGACAGTGCAGTTTGTTCCGAACCCAGCTAATCCGAATATTAGTGTATACAACATCAACGGGATTCCTCTTGCGCAGAGTGTTATGACTCAGAGTGGGGCGCTAAGTAGCAGCGGAGCGTTAGCTGCTACGATTTATAACAACTCCTCCATCGCGCCGAGCGGTAGCGGCTGGATTTTGACTGTATGTCCATATGCTACAGCTCCGTGCGGTACATATAATTTCAAGGCTTCTACTAGCTCTTTGGATGTGAGTGCGGCTTTGACGACCACTATCCCCGCGCCCCGGTTTAAAGCTACCTCCGGAGCCTATGGCTATGCCGATATAGAAGCTCTCATATCTCTAGCCCCCGGTAATTCATACTACAACGTAACTAAATCTTGTCTCAGCACTTATAGTGGAAGTTCTTGGAGTTGTGGCGGCGGCATCCCTGGATGGACGATCACCGGATCTGGCTCATCGCAGGTGGCAGCGGCTCCGGGAACTATTGCGGCGGGCGCTTCGGTGCAAGCCCCACTAGTAGGTCCACGCTACGTTGTAAGCAACTTTTCCGGAGCAGATACACTCACTCGAATCAACGCTTGCAATGCCACGGTGATCGCAGCGGGCGGCGGCAT